TGGCCTGGTTGTTTGGATTTGCAGCTTTATCCCAGGTGCCGGCATTGGTCAATTCAGGTAAGACAGCCAGACTTCAACATGGTCAGACCACTCTTACTGTAGGTGATGATAAGACTGAACCACAGGAATGACTTTGTTATTTTTACCATAGTGGTTGTACCACTTATATATAAATTTTTTGCCATATTTTTCTTTTCCCCAGGGATGCAGTGATGTACTCCTGGGTTTTTTTCTTCATAAATAAATAGGATAAACTGCTTCCAAATTCTTTTGCCACTCCACTCCCGGGTCTGGGATGATGGGGTGGTTTTTTCATATACAAATACACCCCATAAAAAAATTTTCCAAAAAAGCAATACTTTACATCAAAAAAATTTGGAAAATCCAAAAAAAACCATTATATTTGTAGTAGAAAAAAGGAACAAAGATAATAAGAAATTTTTAATAATCAAAAAATAAAAAATTATGGCAAATTATTACAAAAATTGTGAAAGTGCAAAGAATGCAGTTGCAAAGGTGGTAACCTATTATCCTGCTTGCAGAGGTAAGGAAGTACATTTTTATGGTGATTATGAGTCTGCAACAGATCACTATGAAAGAACCAAGAAAAACAAGATGTTCCAGCTTGGTTTTGAAAGGGCAGAGTTGTATTTCAGGGGAGTAAGGAATGTCTGGATTGAAATGGTTGCAGAAAATTAATTAAGGAGGACCAGAATATGGAAAATAAGTATTTAGTAGTATTGGATGCTAAACATCCTGCTGTTCATTACTTCACTGAGGGAACAGATGATTTTAAAGAAGTTGAACTGATTGTGAGTCAGTGGTTGTGGACTTATTCAGATGGTCATATATGGGTTTACAGGAAGACCACTGATGGTGATAAGGTCATCAAACATATAATATTAAAGGCATAGTAAGTAGGATCAGAAACCACTCCAATCCCTGGGGTGGTTTTTTCGTAGTCGCACAAAAAAAGACACCCAGGACTTCACAGCCGTGGGTGTCAACATCATACACAAAAATCAAAAACTCTATGTTACACAGTATTTATGTAACTGGTATTTTTGTTATATTTAATATGGATTCAGAAAAAATTTCACTCCCTGGTGATCTGGTACTAGGTATCACTCACCAGGGGTTCTTTATTAAAAAATTCTGAAAAAAAATTTTCATAAATATAGTATAAAGAGTTATCTTTTGTTATATTTAATATATAGATAATTAATAGGTTGAAAGGATGTCTTCCTCTTTTAGTCTGATCAACCACAATACATAAGAAAAATATACAATACCAGTGTAATTGAAAAGGAGGGGAAGCCTGAGTAAATTACACTGGGTTAATTGTATTATGGGAATATATATACCAGATGAAATTCTTGAAATAGAAGAACTCAACAACACAGAATGTATGGTACTGTCAATATACAGGTACTATACTCTTAATGGTGATCTGCATTGCTGTACATTAAAGAATGAAGATATATGCAAGATGGTTAGATTAAAAGATGAAAGTAATCTGAGGAGGATTAAGAAGCACCTGAAAGAACTGGGTTTTATAAGGACTGATGGTGGAATCAGGGTTACTTATATTGGTGTAAAGGAGGACAATAATGTCCCCCATAAAGAAGAAATAGTGGAGGACAATAATGTCCCCCAGGGAGGACATTTAAGTCCAAAAGGGAGGACATTTAAGTCCAAAAGGGAGGACAAATATGTCCCCCATAAAAAAGAAGAAAAAAAAGAAAAAAGAATAAAAAAAGAAATGACCAATTTTGACCTGCTCATAGATAAGCTTCCTAGTGAGTATAAGACACAGGAAAAGATAGACTATATAAAGAATAAGTATATGGATAGACTTAATGAAGCTGACCTTACTGGTGGTATATTAGACTCCTGGGTTATCAACATAAAGAATGAGTTAAACAAACAATTTCCTACAAACTATATTATACCAAAGGAAGAAGTAAAGAGTAATACAGTTGATATATTGTAGTTTCAGGGCTCCGCCCTGTCAGCCCAGTCAACAATAAGTCCTTTCAGTCCTTATTGATAGACTGGTCTGATAGAGTAGAACTGAAACAAATAAGACAAATGGTTTTTCTTTATTTCTTTCTTATAACAGAAAACCCACAGAAACCCCTTTATTTTCCCTTAAAAAGAAAAAGATGATAAATACCTTATCTTTATCCTTAAAGTGTCACAGAGGCAAAAATAGACCATAAAAAAACAAAGATTATGAAACAACCAACCTTATCAGACATAAACCAGGAATTCCAGGACTACCAGGATGACCTCCTTATAAGAAAAAAGAAGTTAAAGCTGCTTCCTTCATTTGATACTTCATCAATGGATGACCTTATGTCACTCCTGGATGAACCACAGGAAATCACCCTGTAAAAAAAGGCAAATTTCCTTCATTTTTCCTTCAATTTTCTTCCTCTTTTGTTATATTTAATATAGAATAAAACCCCACAATTCATATTCTTATTACCTATATATATGATATTCTGTATCACCTGAACTGGATGTGGGGTCCACAGTAGGGTGATACTTTTTTTACCATTATGCTGGATGAATTAGATAATGTCAATGACATAGACATAACCATTTACCGTAAGAAGGAGGGTCTATCCAGGACCACCAGGGAAGACATAACACCCAGGGTATACCTTATCAAGACAGAACAGATATACCATAAGTACCATACCTCCTCATATGCCAATGTGGTAAGGGTAGATAAGTACATAGATGACACCCTGGTCAACTCCTACTCCTGGATCCAGAAGATAGAACCAACCGAGGTAGATGAGTTCTTTAAGGATAAAGCAGCATATCTGAAGGAAAAGAAAAGAATCTATGACAGGGAATACAATAAGAAAAGAAGAAACAATAAACCTAAAACCACCAGACCTAAACTAACAGAAGAAGAAAGGAAACAGAAAAACAGGGAAAAGGCAAAGGCATACTACCTTAGAAACAAAGATAAAGTAAATGAAAGGAAAAAGAAGTACTATGAAGAACATAAAGATGATTTGAAACAGTATCACAAACAGTACTACCAAGATCACCTGGATTACTTCAAAAATTATAATAAATCAAAAACTTAAAAAAGAAAAATTATGGGAAGACCAACTAAAAGAACACAGTTTGTTAAAAGACTGTTCAATGACATTGAAACAGAACCCACATGGGAAACCTACAAAGATGCACTCTACAAAGAATACATCCTACACCTTACAACAGGATCACCCAGATGGCTGTATGACCACCTTAAATATACTGCAGAATCATACTGGGATTATATGAACCAATCAATCAGTTATGACATAGAAGAACTCATTACTGACATGGGTGATGTACTGGATACACCTATCACAAGAAAACTTATTGAAGGACTTACAGGTGAAACAGCACTATGAATACAGTAACCATACAACCATTCCATAAATCAGGATCCCCAAAAGGAAACATAACCTTCCAGTACTATATGACCTTTGATGAACACAACAAAAGACTCATCACCATAACAGGACCATATAGCAACTTCAAAGAAACTTATGACATACAGGGAAGAATGATGAACATCTTTGTCATACTTATGAGGAAATCTGGATATAATTATTCACCTCAAAATGGGAAGATCCAAATGAACTATGCAGACTTCCTTAATTTTGAACTGAAACAATTCAAAAACATAACTATAAAAAACCAACTTTTATAACAGTTTTTATAGCACTTTTTGTTCATGAGTTTTGTCAGTAAAATGGATCAATCGATAATTTTGTCACATTCTGACATCCAAAACCCAAATACAGTAGCCTACAATGGGGATTTTGCTTATAGATCGTAAGTAAATCGCAGTGAAAACTAACAGATTATAACATTACTTCCATAATACAATTATTTTCTTATTGATTGCACTGGACCTCCAAAAGTCTGGTGCAATTTTCATTAAAAAAAGTTGCACCGATCTAAGAAAGTTGCTATATTGTGTTCATAAATGCACAGTTCATCTGGGAGGATCATATTGCATTTATTGCATCCACACCCATCCCAGGCTGTGATTTGGGTATTACTAAGATATTTGCAAAAGTTGGTTAGAATCCCTCCGCCTCCGCAACCCCTTCATAGATCATATCTGTTAATCAACAGGTTAGGGGAAATCAATCAGTATAAAGATGTACCAAAATTGCACCGGGATAAAAACCTGGTGTTTTTTTGTTGTAATGACACTCAATCAGACATTTTCTTTATCAAATAACCCCCAAAGATAGCACTTTTTGTTATTTTTTCAATACATAAATACTTAAAAGAAAAGTATATAATATGGTTAAAAAATTTGAAGACTACCTGATGGAAGGACAGAAGGTGGAAGAAGCAGTGGTTGATCAGCTGACCAGATTACTTCCTGGATATAAGATAGTACACACACCACAGGACAATGACCTGGACAGGTACATTTACTCACTCATTGATGTGGTAGTGATGAAGGATGACAGGATCCTCTTTGGGATAGAGTGTAAGTATGGTAAGGAAAAGTTAAGGAACTGTAAGTTGGTGAATGGATGGGATGGTGATTACAACACACCACTGAACAGATCATCCTTACATAAGTACAAAGAAGCAGGATTCCCAGTCTATATACTGAACATCAATTCCTGGTGTCATAAGGTCTTTGTTGCTGATCTTCCCACCATCCTTAACAGTCCACATGACAGGGGTCAGAACATAAAGAAATCAGGTGAGGAAAGGTACAACATTGATTCCAGGACCTGGATGACCTATGAGGGACAGATTAACCTGTCCACCATCCTTATGGATATAATAAAAAAAGAATTATGATAGATATTCTATTGTTAGCAGTTATTGTTGTTATTATCATTGATATAAGTGGTATAACAGATTCCATCAAATCCCTTATTAAGAAGATAGTCACAAAGGGAATGATGAGTGATCCCAATTACTCACTCAAACCATTGGACTGTTCTTTCTGCCTGACATTTTGGTCAGGTGTAGTCTATATGCTGATCACCCATAGTCTATCACTGTGGATGACAGCATATTTGTTAGGTATATGTGTACTCACACCTGTGATAAAGGACATATTCATATTGATAAGGGAAACATTATTGAAGATAATAAATAAATTGATATGAGGGCATTTAATGAAAGTGATTATGAGTTGGTGAAGAACTATGAAAAGGATTTCACCAGAGCCATTGAATCCAGGTATTGTACTGGATTGTTGAAGGATGAGTTGGAGGTAGTACAGAAGATCTACAATGAAACCCTTAACAGGCAGGCCAACCTGAGTTGTGGTGGATGTGTATTACAGATGATGACTTCTGTTGGTAGGTTATACTTTGGGTATAAGAGGAAGCTGGAGGAAGAACTCCAGCAGCAGAAGAAAGAAAAAAGACAAAGAAAACCAAGAGTAAAGAAAGATGAAGACAAAACTATCATTGAGGCAGATAAAGGAATGTCTGATGCATTATAAGACTATTGCAAATGTAGAAGAAATGGCAGCAGTACTCAATGTGGATCTTACCAGGTTGAGTAAGACTGATTATGATACAGCTGCCAGGTTGATTGAAAGGAACAGGATGAGGTTGCAGGTCAATCTTAAAGAGGAACTGTACAGTAAGTTGAAGAAGGATTCAAAGGACACCAAATCCACAGAACAGTTGTATAAGATGATCTGTGATGAAGGTGAGTTGAAGAGGTTTGGAGTGAAGACTGTATCAGATACTACCAATATCAACAGTACACCAACCATTGAAATTAAGTGTGCAGATCCAGATATAATTGACAAGATTACTAAGCTATGATGACCTTATCCAGTGTATTCTTAAAGACACTGGATGCTTACCAGTCAGGGCAATACACTATAATAAGCAATTATGGTGGGACAAGATCTGGAAAGACTTATTCCACCCTTCAATTGTTGTATCTTATCCTTATCAGTGAAAACCATCATGATTTGATGATTAGTGTGGTGAGTAGATCAGTACCTCATTTGAGGAGGGGTGCATTGAGGGACTTTGAGGCCATCCTTAACAGTAATGGAAGGGTTGGATTTGTTGATCTTAACAAGACTGAAATGTTATACACCTTCAAGAACAACAATAAGATAGAGTTCTTTTCAGCTGATAATGCCGGTAAGTTACATGGTGCAGCCAGGGACATCTTATATGTGAATGAGTGTAATTACATAGCAGAGGAAAAGATTAAGCAACTCTTTGTGAGGACCAAAGGTGTTAAGTTCATTGATTACAACCCCAGTGCCCAGTTCTGGATAGACAACTATAAGGGCAGGGAGGATTTCATTGAGTTCCATTCCACTTATCTGGACAATGAGTTCCTTACAAAGGAGCAGATAAGGGAAATTGAATCCAACAGGAACAACAGTAGATGGTGGGCCATCTATGGTGAAGGTAAGGAGTATTTGAGGGAGGGATTGGCCTATCCAAAGGTCATCTTTGATCCACCCAGGAGTCATCATTTTGAAAACCCTGTATATGGGTTGGACTTTGGTTATAATGATCCGACAGCAATGGTGAGGGTGGAAATCCAGGGTAATAAGTTGTATGTTGACACAGTGTTCTGTAAACAGGGAATGGATGTGACAGACATAAAGAACTCCATCTGGAAGTACTGTAAGAGGGGATGTCTTATCATTGCTGATAGTGCTGAACCCCAGATTATCCATGAATTGAAGAATGCAGGAATACCTGTCAAACCCTGTATTAAGGGAAACAACAGTGTTTTTGAAGGAGTCCAGTTGGTGAACAATTTTGAAATCCACTGTTGTGCAGAGCTTACCACTGCACTGGCAAAGGAGTTCAGGACCTATGCTTATGAGCAGGATATGGATGGTAATTACACAGATACACTGGAGGATAAGAACAATCACTGTATGGATGCATTGAGGTATGTAGTGACTTATTTGAGGGGTAAGAATTCAGGTAGATATGTCTTTTCAACAGTATAACAGACCCATAAATAATAAAAAAGAAATTGATGTATGAAGTGGTTTAAAAAGAAGAAGATCCAGTTGACTGGAATGACCTGGAATGACATCACAGTTGAACAGTTCCAGAAGATACAGGGATTGGATTTGAAAGAAATGGATGGTCAGATAGAGGCAGCCAGTATATTACTGGGGATCAACAGTGATGATATGACCTGGGTAGAATTCTGTAAGGAATTGAGGAAGTTGGATTTCCTCAATGAGCCAATGCCCAACACCATAGTGAGGAAATCCTATGTGTTGAATGGAAGGAAGTACAGATGTCTTCCCAACTTACAGGAAATGAGTGTTGCCAGGTATATGGATTTCAGTAGGTTAGGTCCAACAGGTGATTTGGTCAAGATACTGGCAGTGTTCCTTATTCCTGAAGGAAAGGAGTATGGTGATGATTTGGATCAGGTATATGAGGACATAAAGACTATGAACATAGTGGAGGCCAAAGGGATATTCAATTTTTTTCTGTTGGAGTTCAGGGTTTGCACCACAGTTATGAAAGACTTTTCAGTGAAGGCACTGAGGAAGAATCCGGAACTCCAAAGACTGGTATCACAAACTATGGAATCCTACTCTATGTTAGAACAGCAATTGAGTGGACTGGATTGAACATCCATGAAATAATGGAAATGCCTGTCATAGAGTTGTTCAATCTGACCTTATTCAATATGGACTGGAATGCCTTTAAGGAACAACAGATGAAACAAATGATGAAGAAGAAATGAGTGAAATTAAGTTGAATTTAAATCCAGTAGGTCAGGATTTGGTCGATCAGTTAAGGTCATTGGTACCAGTGAGGACAGGTAGGTTGAAGAACTCCATCCAGTACAGGATTAAGGAGGAACAGGATGGTTATGTCGTAAGTCTGTTGATGGAAGACTACTTTAAGTGGTTGAAAAACAGGAGGTTACCACAAAGACTACCAACCCCCAGGGAGTTATCGCAAGCATCGCCGCCGCTTCCAAAGATGAACACATTGGGTATAGTGAAGCAGGCTGATTTGAGTCCCAGGTCCAGGGGTATAATGGACAGGGTTGATTTGATGGAGGCATTGAGTACATTGGATCCAAAGATAATAGAAGAACAAATAAAAGATATTTTGAAATATGATTGATATTAGTACAAATAGAAGGAAGTTCATATTGAAGCCTACTGTTCCAGAAGGCACAGAGGTGATCAGTTATAGTGTATCAATTGGAGGTGTATTGATATTTTCTGGTCAATCCAGGTACTTTGGTGATTATGAGGTTGATTGCAGTGACTGGATTGAATCATACATCAGTAAGCAGAGTAGTAATGTGTCAACAGTGGTAGTTACACTGGAGTTCACCTATGATGGATCAACCACCCAGACAATGACCTGTACTTATGTTCCTTATGTACTCACCCAGAATGAGCCTGGTACCACAGCCCCTTATTTGAACCTCACATTGCTTAACTGTGGATTCCTTTACAGTGGTAATACTGGTATCAGTATTCCTCTTATGTTGAGTGGAACCAGACTGGTAGGTAAGACCATCAACAAACTGGAAAAGACCAATTATGTTGACAGGTATGGTGACACCCACAATGGCAGTATGACCAATCATTATGAAATAGAGTGTTTCATTGATCCCTGTTGGTTACACACTGAAACAGGTGATGATGATGATTATGAAAGGGTGATGTTGGCCTTACAGGGAAGTAAGAAGACTACAATGGTAGGAAGTGGAGTGAAGATTTCTGGAATAGATGTGACCAGTCCCATTTCTATGGAAGGAAGGGTTAAGGACATTGAAAAGGTAGAAACCAGTTCCAGTTACAGTGTGGGAAACAAGATCCCAACATATAAAATCACATTTGAGGTTTACAGATAATGAAGATAGATTTATATTTGGATGGTAACATAGTAGAAATCAATAAGGACATTGATTTTGTACTCAATAAGCAATACACTGATCTTACTGATTTGACCAGTATCATTGTTGATTACAGTAAGACCATCAAAGTGCCTATGACACCTCATAACAATGAGTTGTTCAACTATGTGTATAAGTTGGAACATAAAGTTCTTATCAATGAGGACATCATTTCATATGACCCATCACAAAGGATACCTATGACTATGACCTTCAATGGTAGTGTAGTGATGGATGGTTATGCCATATTGAACAGTGTCAATTTGAAGGACAAGACTTATGAAATCAACCTTTATGGTCAGTTGGGTAGTATATTCAGTGAATTGAAGGACAAACCACTGAAGGATTATCACAGGGAGGGTAATGGATGGTGGTCCAGTATCATTATGAACACATTGGCAATACACAAATCCATTCATAATAATCCTCACAGTTTGGATTGGACATCCACTGATTGGACTGATTTCTGGGGATATGCACCACAGATGATGGGTAAGGCTGCTGTCATTGACACCAGTTCTTATGAAGTAAACAATGGTGATGTATTGAAGTTTGTTGACACCATCAATACAACCAGGGGTATCACTTATGCAGACATCTATGTGAAGGATGGTTTTGACATTAACCAGTATTCTGAGGTAAGGTCATATATGACCAGACCTTATGTGTATGTGGATAAGATCATACAGTTGGTACAGGCTGAAATCAACAATATGGATTTCAATGGTTATCAGATGGTATTGGATCCAGACTGGTTCAATTCAGACAATCCTTATTACAGGAGGTTGTGTTGGTTCCCTGGTAATGAAAGTATAGTTGATTCAGGTGAAAGTGTGAATGGTTATGTCAACTGGGATAACACAGAGGGTACATTGACCTGGCCACAGGTGATCTTACCTAATGTGGTATCACAGGATTTGGATGGATACACATACAGTACTGCCGGTGGATGGATAACTATTCAACATTCATCAACAGAAAGTCCATCTGCCAGTATATCATTGAATGCAGATGGAGTGATAGTGAGGGACAGGGTGACAGGTGTAGGTAACACCAGTGGATTCAACACAGATGGTAGGTGGGCATATTACAACCTACCAAAGATTAATGAAGTTCCATTGAGGTACATTGGTATCTATGATGGTGATGACAGACTTATATATAAGCTTTATTTGTGTGATGACACCATTCATTCAATAGCCAAACAATCAGCTTTCCTTCAATGGAGTTGGGCTCATGGTGAGTATAAGGGAGTATGGTCAAAGTTGAAGAATATGAACTCAAAGAACATTGTACCTAATTCCTGTGCATGGGCCAATGGTAGTTCAATGAACAATTACTGTGAGGTAACACAGTCATACAACTTTGGTAATGTGGTATTGCCAACAAACACCTTTACAATGAAGTTTGGTTGTGATCTTATTGATGTATTAGAGGGTAAGATGGTCAGTGAGGACATATCTGTAAGTGATTACCATTCATTATGTCCATTTAAGAATGATAAGTATAAGGATGAGGTATGGAACAATGGTGCATCCTGGTCTTCTTATTACAGACCAATCCAGTCACTCAATTTGTCATCCAACACTTACAGATCAGGTTCAGTATGGACAATCCAGGATGTATTGGGAAAGGACTTCAATCCATTCAAATGGTTGATTGATTATGTGAAAAGGTTCAGGTTGTTCTTTGACATTGATTATATGACAAAGACCATCACATTGAAATCAGGTTATTTTGATGATATCACCTATAAGGAAGTGACTGTTGATTACAGTAAGGATGTCATCATTGATCCTATCATAGATGAGTACTATACTGTTGATTATGGATACAGCAGCAATAATAGTAAGAAGGGTTCACAGTATTTCAATCGTTATGGTCTCGAGTATGGTGATATGAAGATTGACACATTGTTAAGGATAAACACAGAAAAACTATCATTATCACCTAACAAAGATGACAGTGTGTTCATCCCATTGGACACCAGTTGTATCAGTTGGTTTACACTCAACAGTACTGATCCAATCACTTATACCAGACCTTTAAAAACCAATAAGGTCATCAACACTCTTAATAAGGATGGTGAAATAGAGTACTATCCATTCTTTGCATTCAGGGATGCTAACAAAGCATCAGAGGGTCATTCCAGACCATTCTATTTCATATCAGATGATTCACCTGCACAGAAGAACAGTGGTGAATACACTTACCTGGATCATAACAGTGGATGGGACAGTGAGTTGGAGGCAACCATAGATGGTGAAAATGTGTATTATCTGTTGAATGAAAATTTGATACCACAGTTTGATAATCATATGGCAAAATCCAGGAGTTCATACAGGGATATGTACTGGTGTACTTTTGGTGTGCCGGCAGAGGTGTATAATGGTAATCTGTTAAGTAACCTGGAACATGTCTGTATATATGACAGGTGGAGGAACTACCTTAATGAGTTGTTCAATATCCATAATAAGAAGGTAACCTGTTATGTAAGAATGAGTTATCCAGAGTTCATCAACTTTAAGTTCAATCAGTTGTTTGTTATTGACAACAATGTGTTCCTGGTGAATAAGATCATTGATTTTAACCCAAATTCAACAGCACCTACAAAGGTTGAACTCATACAGATAAGTGATGTTAATAACCTCAAATAACCCATAAATAATAGAAAGAAAATGATTCACAGATGCTAGTAGAGGAAATTAAGATACAGACCAGTGAAAGTACAAAGACTGTTAAGGAGTTAAGGAAGGAACTGAAGGATTTGAGGGACCAGCTTCTTAACACACAGCAGGGTACAGAGGAGTATTCTGCTGCTATGCAGAGGGCAGCCAATATCCAGAAGGATTTGAAAGACCAGATGTTGGAAATCAACAATTCTGCAATGGATTTTGGCCAGAAAATTGGTAACTGTACAAAGGCATTGACAGGTATCAGTGGTGCAATCACAGCAGCCACTGGTGCTTTGTCTTTATTTGGTATTGAAAATGAGGAAGCCCAGAAGAAGATTACTGCCACCATGACCAGTCTTATTGGTATCACAGAGGGATTCAGTAAGATTGATGATGGTATCAAGGCTTTCAGAAGACTGACTATTGCAGTCAATGCATCCTCAAAGTCAATGAATGGGTTCAAGATTGCCCTTATGAGTACTGGTATTGGTGCTTTGGTAGTGGTGTTAGGTAGTGTCATTGCTTATTGGGATGAGTTCACAGAGGCCATTGGATTGTCATCACAGCAGTTGGAACACCTGGGTGATATTGCCAGGGGTGTGTTTAATGTAATCACTTCTTCATTGAAGGGTATTGCCCAGGCATTGGGTAAGATGTTGAGGGGTGATTTCCAGGGTGCATGGGATTCATTGAAGAATGGATTCAATGTAGTTCAGAATTTCAATGAAGGAGTTGCAAAATCAGAGGCCAAGAGGGAGGAAGAAAAAACAAAGAAAGCCAAAGAGGAAGCTGATAAGAGGGCCAAGATTGCAGAGGAGGAGTATCAGAAGAGGATTGCTGCTGCCCAGAAGTTGGCAAAGTATGAAAGGGATATGGCTGCTGCCAGGACAAGGGGTGATGAATCTGATAGATACACCCAGGGTGCTTATGACAGACAGATGAAGTATTTTGATGCACTCTTTGCTGTTTACAGGAAGGATTCTGATGAGTACAGGGATTTGGTATTGGAAAAGGAACAGTTCTTACAGGACTGGGAAAACCACTTTATTGAGGAAGCAAAGAAGGAAGAGGAGGCTAATGCTGAAAAGGCAAGGAAAGCACAGGAAGAAGCAGACAGGGAAGTACAGAGGGCACATGAGGAAAGACAAAGACTTCTGGAAGGATTTGATGAAGACCTGATGACTGAACAGCAGAAGCTTGACCAGAGGTATCAGATGTTGATTGATGCTGCCACAAAGGAGGGTCAGGGCACCACCAGGATCACACAGTGGTATGAAAAGGAAAAGACCAGGATTATTGAGGAAGAAGAGGAAAAGCAGAGGAACATAATGAAGTCCAAATTGAGGGCTTATCAGTCCATTGGTAATGGTATAGGTGATGTATTGGGTTCTATCAGTGATATGATGGAAGAAGGTACAGAGGAACAGAAGGGAATGGCTATTGCTTCTGCTACAATACAGATGCTGACAGGTATTGCTTCTGCACTGGCTATGACCTATACAACTCATACAGGTTGGTGGGACTGGGCTGTTGGTATTTCACAGGCTGCCTCTATTGCTGCTGCTGGTATTGCAAACATAACCAAGATCAGTCAGGTCAGGTCAGATGGTTCTGGTAATACAGGTGGTTCTTATGTACCATCAATCAGTATGCCATCAGTGGTTGGTGCATCACAGGATTTCACACAGTCAGTGGATGGTGCAATGACACAGACAGCAATCAATGATCAGAGGGTTTATGTACTGGAACATGATATAAGTGAAACCCAAAAGAAGGTTGAGGTTGCTGAAAATCGAGCCAGATACTAAAGTATAATAAAATAATTTCATAAATACTGTAATGAAGATTTTTAAGGTTACAATAGATGATGATGAACAGTTGGGTATGAGTGCCATTTCATTGGTAGAGTATCCAGCCGTTAAGGTCGATTTTTTGGCCTTTTCAAAGGAACAAAATATGAGTTTCACAAAGTTCAATGAAGAAAAGAGGGAAATCACAGGAGTTGTATGTCTGGCAGATACTCCCATATTGAGGAAGAATGATAAGTATGGTGTTCATTGTATTATGTTTGATAAGGAAACCATTGAAAAGATGATGTTAAGATATTTTAAGAATGGTCTTAACAACCAGGTCAATATTGAACATAAGGGTGAAATGATTGAAGGACTCACTATGATTGAGTCATACATAAAGGACAGTAACAGAAATGTTTCACCAATTGAGTTCCAGGATGTAACTGATGGTTCATGGATTGCCACTTTTAAGGTAGAAAATGATGAAGTATGGAATGCCATAAAGGAAGACCACAAATTGAGGGGATTTTCCTTACAGGGTTTGTTTGTATATGGTGATGAAGTAAAACTTTCTGAAGTGGATGATTATAATCAGTGGTTAGAGGATCTTGTTAAATAATTTTCATAAATAGTATATATAAAATCAAATAAATAAGATGGATATCAAGATTTTAAAATTATTTAGAAGTCTGATGAAGTTGGGAAAGGTTGATACTGACAATGGAACTTTGATATTTGAAGGTGATGTACTCACAGAAGGTATGGAAGTTTACATTGAGGATGAAAATGGTAACATTGTTCCAGCCCCTGATGGTCAGTATGGTGATTATAAGGTTGTGGATGGTAAGGTTGCCCCAGCAGAGGAACCAGAACCAGCAGCAGAACCAGCAGAGGAGGTACAACAGGAACAGGAGCCTGAACCTACCAATGAGCCTGAACAGGAACCAGAACCAGACAGGTATGAAGAAAGAATTGCAGCTTTGGAAAATGAGCTGGCAGATTTAAAGGCTGCTATTGCAGAACTCCAAAAGGAAAAGGAAGACATGGAGTTCAGTAAGCTTAAACCAGCAGAAAAAGAAATCAAAGACATTGCCACCAAAGAGTCAAAGGGAGCAATGAAGTACTTTGAAAAATAATATATAATCAAATTTTTTTATAAACTATGGCTATTAATGTAGAAAGTTTAACAACTTATGTAGATGAGCAGAGGCTTCCTTTGATTAGAAAGGCTGTTCTTGCTCCTAAGTCAGCAGATTTGTTTAACCTCCAGACAGGTGTTAAGTCAAAGGCTGCTTTGAACATCCTTACCACTTCTGTTGTCTTTGGTGATGGCAGTACCTGTGGTTGGAACCAGGCTGGTACTAACACTCTTTCCCAGAGGGAAATTGAGGTTGGTCATGTTAAGGTTAATATGAATTTCTGTGACAGAACCCTTTTGGATTACTGGGCAGGTTATCAGGTAAAGGTTGCCGCTGGTAAGGAAACCCTTCCTTTTGAGGAAGCATTTGTTGCTGATATTATCGCTCATGTCAATGCAGAGGTAGAAAAGGCTATCTGGCAGGGTGATAAGACCAATGGTACTGGTAATTTGGCTATCTTTGATGGTCTTTTGACTATCTTGGCTGGTGAACAGGATGTTATTGCATTGGATCCAGTAGAAGGTTCTAACATTGCACAGGAAGTGTATGATGCTTATGCACACATTCCTCTTGAGGTTCTTCACACTGCATCAGTGGTTGTTGGTGAGGATACATTCAGGGCTTACATTGGTGAGCTCAATGCTGCTAACCTCTATCACTATGATCCAAAGGTGGATGAGGGTATGTCAATTGTCATCCCTGGTACTTCTACCAGAATCTATGGTGTACCTGGTTTGAACGGAACTGGTAAGATTGTTGCTGGTGATTTGAAGGGTAACTTCTTCTATGGTACTGACCTCGAAGGTGACCAGGAAGTATTTGACCTCTGGTACTCAAAGGACAACCAGGAATTCAGATTGGCTATTAAGTTCAATGCTGGTGTTCAGGTTGCATTCCCAGATCAGATTGTTGTAAAGAGTCTTACAGCTGATTCTGATTCTGACTAATATGATGTCCTGGGGGTAGGAATAGGCCTGCCCCCATTTATAAAGAAAATAATTTAATTGAATAGATATATGAGTGCATGTGGAATTACACTTAAAGGTTTAGATTTTGGCTGTAAGGATTCAGTTGGTGGTATCAAGAATGTTTGGTTGGCTGACTGGAATACTGCTGCACCTTACCTTCTTTCTAGTAGGTATATGACTTCTGCAATCAGTGCATTTAAGTTGTACAGATTCAGGGTTGGTAATGGTGCTATGAACAGTACTCTTAATGCTGATGAGGCCAATGGAACAGTCTTTGTGCAGACTGACCTTAACATGAAGTTCACCAAACTCACAGAAGATGGTAGAAAGGAAGTTGCTGAAATACTCCGTGGTAACACAGCAGCTATTGTTGAAACCAACACTGGTGAGTATTATGGATTGGGTATAGAACATCCATTGACATTTACTTCTGGTACAGCACAGACTGGTGCTGCTATGGGTGATTTTGCCGGATATGACATCACCATCCAGGACTATTGTTCTACTCTTCCTTATCTTTTGGATGAATCATTGATTGCTTCACTTCCATCAACAGTTGCTTAATAACTTAAAGAAGTGAATAATACAGTTAAAGACCTGGGTTGAATAAACCTGGGTCTTTTTTCATAAATACTATAAAACAGGATTAAAATGATATATTTTGAAAATGAAACAATGCAATTTCCAAGGCATTCTGCTGAAACATCAAACAAATTGGTTGTGATCAATGAGTTGACTGATGAAAAGAATGAATTGGAATTTATTGATTTGAGTGATGATGACAGGTATTACCTCATTGACCTTTCCAATCTGGAATTGAAGGATGGTACTTACAGGTATCAGATAGGAAGTGAGGTTGGTCTTATGCAGGTGGGTGATTATGTGAGTGAATCAACCCAATACAATGAAAAGAAACAAAATACAGTATATGAAAGATAAGATGATGTTTAGTGCATTTGAGCTTGAACAGACAGTTATGCCAGATGCAAAGGAAGTACAGAGGTCTGGTTTTGATTATGTATCCTGGGGTAAGGACAACAGGTTCCCACAGGATTTGTATGATATGTATCAGAATTCTGCCATTCTTCAATCAGTGATTAATGGAACAGCAGACTATGTGTTTGGTAGCGGTGTTCTTTCTGCCTTTGATGTGATTAATGATAAGTATGAAACACTGGAGGATATTGTAAAGAGGTGTGTCTTTGATTACCTTATCTTTGGTGGATTTGCAATTCAGTTGATGTATAAGGGTGGTAAGGTTGAATCCATTTACTGGTTGGATTTCCAGAAGTGTAGAAAGTCAGATGATGAAAAGAAAGTTTATTATTCTGATGACTGGGGTAAGTATGCAAAGAAGGCATTGGAGTATAAATCCTGGGAACCAGGATTTGATAAGGGCACCTGTATTTACTACTACAAAGGTCATAAGACCAGGGGTATTTATCCAGTACCTATGTATATTGGTGCATTGAAGTCTGTTAAGATAAGTACAGAAATCAGTAATTTCCACCTCAACAATATAACAAAGGGATTTGCCAGTAATGCCATCATTTCATTTAACAATGGTACTCCTGATGAGGACACACAGGCCAGGATAGAAAAGGCTGTGAAGGAAAAGTTCTGTGGTACAGACAATGCTGGATCCTTCCTTTTACTCTTCAATGACAGTAAGGAAAATGCAGCTGAAATTGCAAAGATACAGGATGACAAATTTGATGAAAAATACCAGGCTTTGTCAAAGTCAGTGAAGGAGGATATCTTTATTGCATTCAGGGCCACACCTGAACTCTTTGGTTTACCTAATGAAAACAATGGTTTCAGTCAGGAGGAATACACCCAGGCATTCAACCTTTACAATAAGACTGTGGTTATGCCTATACAGAAGGACATCCAGAGGGCATTT